AATCGAACCCCAGTTGCCACCAGAGGCTGCAGCGAATTCAATGGCCGCGGAGTTCGTGGCATTGGTGGGCGACGTGCCAGACACGCTAATCGTGCCGGTGGCGACACGCGCATAACCGTTGCCAGAGACCTCAGTGCCGCCACCCGTATCGGACGGGGCAGCAGTGAACAGACCAATAAACCAAGCGGTAGGCCGGGTGGCGCTATTGGTGGTCAACAGCCAATTGAGAACCAGGTTCTCGGTGTAGTCGGTAAACGATGACATTTAAAAAACTCCTTTATCCAAAAGTCCTGGCACGCATCATTATGGAGCCGCCAGACGTTGCTCCGCGATCATCTGCAATCTGCAACTCCTCAAGGCCACGGGTGTAGATCGCTGCCCAGACAGGGATCCGCGCATCATCCTTAAGATAAGGCGCGGCCTGCATCAGCGAGCCATACAAGTACACGTCCGGGGCTTGCGTCAAAAGCCAATTCGTCGCCACAGATCCCGACAGCTTGGACAGCTTGGCGTAATAGATCAGCTCGGCGGTATAGGTTCCATCCGGCACTGGAAGCACTCGAATCTGGCCGCCAACAATGCCGAAGTAACCAGGACGCCCAGGAGAAATATAAGTTGTAGATTTAAGACTATCAAGTGCGTCTACAGATTCAAACGTAAGCGCCGTCACGGGATTCGTGTTCAGCTTGATCGACTTAGTCTCAAGGAAATCGGCAGGCACCGCGCTGTACTCTCGAGGAAATCGGCGGGCACCGCGCTGTACTCGGTATCAATCGACGCCGTGGTGCGCACGATCATCTGGCGCGTGCGCAGCGTGCGCTCAATCTGCGCCTCAGCCAGGGCAATAAAGTCCGGGATGATGGTGGTCAGATCGGTGCGGTTAAGCCAGTCGGCCACCGACGCCTTGAGTTCCGTGTACGTTGACAATGCCATTAGGGCGCCTTTTCCTTCTCTAGATCCTTCACGATCCAGGTGTGCTCGTGCTTGTATTCAAACGTGCCGACGTGGCCGATTTCCTTCGACACATCGTGATCAATCCAGATTTTAAATCCAGCAGCCCGAGCCTTGTTGCAAAAGAAAACGTCTTCGCCAATGTAGCCACGTTTGTCGCTACGCCACGGCGTCTCGTACCACGGCTCGGATAGACCCTTAAAGACGTCAGCCTTGATGAGCATTACGCCCATCCCGACCGAGCCGATCTCCTGCAGGCCGGTGCTCTCAGGCATTGACCAGACCAGCTCGCGGTCGCCGTTTTCCTTGTATATCTGCGCCGTCGGGCCGGTAGGCATCCTGCGCCTGGCGCAGTTGGCCGCCACGATGTCCAGATCGTGCGCCAGCAGCCGGCCGATCATGTCCTGCGGGAAACGCATATCCGAATCCACAAACAGCAGGTGCGAGCAGCCTTCGCGCATCGCATCCAGCGACAGCTCGGCGCGCTGGTTAGCGATCAGCGTACCCTCGGAGATCTTCAGCGAAATCGCATCGTTGGTCGTCAGCGTGTGATGGCATACCATATTGACCAGGTCATAGGTGAACATGGTATGCACCATGTCACGCGCAGGCGTGCAGACAGCTATGTAGTTCGTCTTCATACCTGCCCCGGGCGAGTGCGGAAGTGCCGATTTTCACTGTCGTTTAACCAGCGCTTCATGTATTCCTGATCGTCCAGCTTTCCTTCAGCCTTCATCTGGTAATACAGACTCAGCGGAATTGACGCCACGCGAGACCATTCGCCCCACCGTGCGCGCTCATCCACCTGATTAAATTCTTGCTTGTTCTCTTCAATGATCGCGGACACATCCTGCTGCGTCTGGATCGTTGCTTCGTCTTTCTCTTCGTCGTAATGCCAAGTCCGGGTGATTCCCAGATCCTTATTAATGTCGAACAGTTTTGAATTAGTCATATTAAAGAAGTCGTTAAAAAAGGGACCAGGTTTCCCTGGTCCCTCTTGCTCCGATTAGGAGGTCACCAGGTCTGCGGCCAGACCGTGGGCGTTCTCAGCCAGAACCTTCAGGCCCCACTCGACGATCAGCATACGCTTTTCAGCGTCGCCGGTCTTGGCGAGTTCGACTTGTTGGTAAGGACGCAGAACAACCATCTTTGCATAATCGGGATCGATCACGAAAGCGTCACGCTCGCGCTGGAAGCGGTTAGGCACCACGTTCACGTTGCCGAAGTCCGACACATAGATGTCGGCGGCGCCGATGATGGTGGCAGGACGCGCACCGCCGTCGATGTTGAAACGCGAAGAGGCGATGCCGGCGAAGCCAGAGACGCGCTGCTTGTTGACCGGGCCGGTCATCAGAACTTTAGGAGTGCCACCTTGAGTCCACACCTTCTGAATCACGTTCTTCAGGATGGTCTCGGTAAAGGTGCGAACGGTGCCATCAGTGCGACCCAGCGTGGGCAGGGTCGTGTAGGTGGGGTTCACGCCGTTGGTGGTGTCATAGTCCACGTTGGTCTTGATGAACGCCTGCAGCGAAGCAGTCGTGCGAGCAGCGGTGGTGCTACCAGAGGTAGTGCCAGCGTTGTTCAGCATCGAGAACTCTTGATCACGCTTCAACTCAGCGCTGCGTTTGGCGATCTGGTACGCGACCTCAGAGCGGCGACCTGCCTTGTTGACCACTTCTTCAGTGTTCGACAAGACGATGGTCTTGCGGCTGATCTGCGCATAGTTCTGCAGACGCACGGTAGCGACCACAGCGTCGAACGACGTGACGTCGTCACCCTCCAGCTGCGAATTAGCTGCGGCCGCTGCAAGCGTATCGGTCTGCCACTCATAAAGAGTGTTGGTCACGTTCTCGCGACCAATGTTCGACATGAAGGGGGTCTCTTCGGGAGCAATGTTGGTGATAACGTTGCTCAGGTCTTCACGGATACCCTTGGCAGAGTAGGTGGTGAAGGTATTAGTGACGATTGCCATTTTGTTACCTCAATAAAAGTTCAATTGCGGAGGCCGCATCTTGGACGCGACCAGTCTTTGCGAGACGCTGGGTTGCGCGAGCGCTGTCACTCATTTGAGATACCCGACCTGCTGCACCAGGCTTGGCAGGTTTAGGCCCGTTGTTAACGACGGGTTTGATGCCCTGGCGCTTGGCCTGCATCTGGTCATACAGCGCCGCTTTACGCAGCGCCAAGACCACCCGGTGGTCGTAAATGTTGCCCAACTCTTGAGGTGTGAATCCCATCTTCTGACCGAATTCAACGAGCATAGCTTTCTCAGCTTTGGCCTTCGCGGGATCTTTCCACGTCGGCAAAGCCTCGAGGAGCGCATCAGACTCTTTGGCCTTCACAGCCTGAAACTGCTCCATCTGCTCCTTTTGCGAGATCTCGGCAAGCCGCTGCTGTTCGGCCTGAATAGCTGCAGCCTTTTCCCGGTTCTCTCGCATCACCTCACGCTGCCTAACGTATTCGATGGGGTCCTCGTTGTAGAGGCGATCCCAGTCGATCTTCGGATCGGCAGCGGTCTTTACTTGCTCACTTAACGCACCTAACAACTGAGCATATTGCTCGCGCTCGGCCCGAATCGCCTGCAGTTCAGCTTCGGCAGCTTTACGCGCCTCGGCGACCTGCTGGGTCTTCCGGGTGTAATCCTGAGTCCTTGAATAGCCCTTCTGGAGTTCGTCCAAAGTGACCTCGACTTCCTTACCGTCAACTTTGACGGTGAAAATCTCGGGCTTTGCCTCGTCCTGGGTGTCTTCTTCTAACTCAGGTTGATCAGTAGATGCCTCCTCGGTGGACCCGTCTTCAATGTCCAGCGATTCATCAACTACTGCCGCGGTCACATCCTCTTGAGGTTGTGACTCCTGCGTCTCGCCGCCGTCTTGTTGTCCTTCTTCAGGCAATATTGCTGCGAGTGCTTGGACCGCTTGGTCCATATTCAGGGGGCCAGATGGCGCACTTGCCTGGGGCGTGGGTGCATTCATTGGTTTAATCTTTCCTTATTTCTTTTGAACACGTTCGATAGCGCGCTGCGCTACCTTGCCGTTATCGATCACCTTTGTCAGCTCAGTCTTTAAATTCTCAATCGCTCGCAGCATCGACCAGCATTGCTCGCGCTTTGCCGTCTCCTCTGCTCGCGTTGACTTGAACAGCCAAACCTGATCGTTCTCCAATTTTGTAAGGGCAGCAGCGAGGGTCTCATCCTCCATTAGCTGCTGCGCCTTACGTCCTTTCCTTACTAACTCTTCATCCGTCATTGAGCCATTCCGTTAAGGTTGATGGGTACAGGCATTTGCGGTGCCTGAGCTGCCTGCATCGCAGACTGCACCATTGCCGTCTGCGAACGCATTGCCTCACGGTCCAGATTCTGCGCGGCCATTAGTTCCGCGTTGCTGATCTGGGTGCCGTACTTTAATTCCAATTCGTATTTTTTCAATAGGTAGTCTTGCGCCATCTGGTCGCGCCGGTAGTCATCGTCGCGCATCATCTGCTGGCGCTTCAATTCCAACTCGGCCGCTTTCTTCTGGATGTCGGCCTGGATCGACTCGGCCTGCACCTGCGCCAGAACCTCTTCGGGGGTGGGTTTGGGCGGCTCCTGCGGGATCTGAAAGTCCGCCGGGATCTGGTTGAAATACTGCGAGGCATCCTTAAAGCCGGACAGCTCGACCATTTTCTGCAGCGTGCGCGAGTACATCTGCGGCGTCACCAGCGGGTTCGCCAGCCCATACTGGTCAACAATCGCCTTTTGCATCTGCGAGATCATCGTCAGGGTCTGCAGGCGATCATTCACGTCGCCGCCACCCAGACCGATGTTGACCGACACGTCCATCGACGCATCCCAGGCGCGCGGGTCAATCTGAACCCACAGATTGCGCAGGCGAACCATCCTCGGCTTGTCCTGGTGCGTGGTCAGCAGGAACAAGATGCCCTTAAAGAGCTTCTTCATGCCCTCGGCCATGATGCGCGCCGTCAGCTCCAGCC